CTAGATCCACAAGTTAAAATATTTCTTGATCAAGAGAAAATTAAGATATCACCAGCATGGAACTTACCAGTGCCTAATGAGGCTGCAGCATACAAATCGCTGGCAAAATATGGTAAGGCTGAAGTTTTGATGTCTGAAGAAATTGTAAAGAAAATGAATTTGGCTTGGTCTTGGACTGAGCAGCATTTTCTTCCATACATGGGTAATTCCCGTGTGTTAACGTTGCAGGAAGCTGTTGATAGACTAGATATGTCTACATCCAGTGGTTTTCCTTTTAATAGAGAGTTCCCTACTAAAAGGGAGCTATTTGACAAAGATCCAGGGATTATGGATTGGTTGGAAGAGGATTGGAAAAGATTAGCGGAGGATCCAAAATGGACCACTATCTTTTCGTCTTCACTTAAAGAAGAGTTACGACCACAAGAGAAAATTGATGAGAATTCACAACGAACATTTACCGCCGGTGCTGCAGATGCGACCGTGCAGGGTAATAGATTTTTGTTGATCAGAATCAAAAGATGTATGCGTCACATACGGTAACATCTTCATCAATTGGAATGTCTCCTCTTAAAGGAAATTGGGATAAGTTGTATCACAAACTTAATGTATTCCCAAATGGTTATGCCATGGATGAGACTCAATATGATTCGTCTATAAGACAATTCATGATCTGGGGTTGCGCCCAATTGCGATGGAAGATGTATGCTCCGGAGTTTCGTACCCAGGAGAATTTTAATAGAGTTAGAACATATTACCGCAATTTGATTCATACTTTGGTGTTAACACCAGAAGGAATTATGGTCATGAAGAAGTTAGGAATGCCATCAGGATGTGTAAGTACAGTAACGGATAATACGTTGATTTTATACACATTTCTTGCTTTTGCATGGATAGTAAAGTGTCCAGATGAGCTTAGAACCTATAGATCGTTTGAGGATCATACAGCTAAAGCATTAGTTGGAGATGATAATACATGGACTGTTTCAGATACAGCTCATGGTTTCTACAACGCAGTGTCAGTAATTGATGCATGGAAACATGTTGGAATTATTGCGACGACAGACTCGTTAGTAGCTCGTCCTGCAGATGAGTTAGATTTTCTCTCTGCACACACTGTATTTATCAAAGGAATGGCAGTCCCGCTATATTCACGTGATAAATTAATGACGGCGTTGTTGTTTGCGCCTCAATCCAAGATCACCCCAATAACAAGCTTACAGCGCTGCACAAATTTAATGCAGATTGGGTGGACAGATGTTGTGTATAGAAATTTTTGTAGGTCGTTTATACAATGGCTATTATATGAATATGACACTGTCCTTAAGGATGATCCAAGATGGATTGTTGCAAAGTCAGGTATCATGAGTGATGAAACCTACTTTGCATTATTTACAAACCGGAAAATAATTTACCAACCACAGAGTTATCAGGAACATGAAGAAAGATTAGTCAAGCCTGATAACGTTGGTTTTACCGGCGTTATGTCCCAAATTGGACCACAAAACAAACCAAAGTCAAGAAGTGTTCGGAGAAGACAGCGAACACGAGGCCCTCGTAGAGGAGGGAATGCTACTGCATCACGTACAAGACGTCCAGCCAGAAAGGTTGTAAGAAAACGTCGTGCACGTGGAGGAATGGCCGGAAGAATGAATTCCCGGACAGCCTCCGGTCTTGGAGCCACTTCTTTTGGAAGTAATAAGGCTCGGACTATAACGGTTACCAATGATGAATTTATTGGTGCTGTGGTTGTTGCAAATCAGCCAAACTTTAATGTCGCTTCTTATCCCATAAATCCGGGACAAGTGACTACCTTTCCATGGTTATCTCAACAAGCCCGTCAATGGGAGAGATACATGTTTCAAAAACTTGAATTTTATTTCAAGCGAGAGGTTTCTGAGTTTGCGCTTGCTGGATCATCAGGTAAAGTCATTATGAATGTTGACTTTGATGCTGCTGATGGGCCACCAACAACTAAACAACAAATGGAGGATTCAGTTCCCCATATTGATGGCATGCCATGTGAGAATATTACACTTGCGCTGCCACCACGTCAAATGCATCCATCTGCAAGTTTGGCGAAGTTTGTTCGCTCAGGAGGTTTACCTGGGTCAGCAGACATTAAAACTTATGATGTGGGAAATTTAAATGTTGCCACACAAGGAATCCAAAATAATGTGGAAGTTGGAGAATTGCGTGTTCGTTACACGTGTGTTTTCACTGTCCCTGTTTTGGAGTCGACAGCATCTGCACCTAGAAATAATCAGGTTGCAGTTTTTGAAGAAGGAAATCAACCAATTGTTAATGGAGTAACAACTACATTGATATTGTCAGTGCAAGATTTTAATGGAATCGGAGCAGTTAATACTGCAGGTTCCTTTATCTTGCCACCAGGTAACTATTTGTTTGATTTCTTTGGAACAGCTGAAGATGATACCGCAGAACAATTTATTGCTGTGGTTCAGTTGAGTAAAAATACTGTCGCGGTTGGAACTCCTGCAAATTTTGCAATGACTTTAGCTACTGGTTTAGGTGCGGGACAAAAGATTCCCCTATCAGGCTCATGGTTTGAGAGTTCTAATGGAACAGATTCATTTACAATAGATGCTACTTTAATTGGAGCAGCTGGTGTTTTAGACTTTGAGGTCTCCCAGTTGCGTATTGTAGCAATTTAAATGATGACTGTTATTTAAAGGTCTTCATGAAATGCGTTTTATAACACTACCTTTTGAAGTGAAATATAGCTTTTAGATTCTTATTTGTAGCTTAAAATAAGATGAATGATTTATGCTTTAGATGAAAAGCAGAGTTTGGATGATGAGCTCGTATTATTGTAATTGCATGACAATGTAATACTTTAATCATACCCTGCCAGGGAAGCGACTGGTAAAGAATACACGCTAGAGACTGTTTATATTTACAGGATAAAGAAAGTAATTTAAAAGAGAAAGCGATTTCTCTCCCATCACTGAGAAAATGATTGTTAGCGATAGCTATGCATTTTGTAGGTGATTGGGTATGTCATATCATATACTAATTAAATTTAAGAAGGAAAACGTGGAACCCTTGAGGAAAACAAGTAAAAACCCGTACATCGAGGACTAGAAAGAACAGCAGAAACTTAGTAATCTTACCTCGACTATTTCATTAACAGAGTACAAACCGAATCTCATACCTGGGAGTTTAAGCTTCAGGCATACCTGGGAATCGCATATTCTGTTGCGAGATGAAATAGTTTGAAATATTTCGCAGGAAAAAGCTGAATGCCAGGGAAAATAGGCAGATGATTTATCGTGCCG